GAATATAAAAAAGGATTACAAAATATGGCTGACAATTTAAATTCACCACAGCCACAATATATGACAGATGTAAGGTTTACTTACTTACTACCATAGGATAATAAATTATGCCAACACAAGGAGCTTCCATTACTGTTGCAGGGGGTTTAGATTTAGTATCAAGTTCTCATGCTTTATTTAGAACTCCAGGTGCTGCAACTATATTAGAAAATTTTGAATCATCTACAACAGGTGGTTACAGAAGAGTAAGTGGTTTTGAAAAACTAGGAACAACAAATGCAGTTATTCCTTCTGGAGTTTCAACCGATGATATGCATGGTATTAAAGGTTATGCAAATGGTATTGTTGTTGCTCAAGAAAATAATTTATATTTTAGTACTACAGGTACTTCTTATGTTCAAATAAATAAAGATACATTTACAGCAGGTACAGGAACAGTTTCTATATCTTCAGGTTCACCTACAGTAAATGGAACTTCTACTACTTTTAATACTGACTTTACTCCTGGTGATGATATTAAAATTCTTACTGATTTTTATAAAGTATTATCTATTACAAGTGATACTGTATTAACATTAGATAAAAATGCAAATACTACAACTACACAAAATGGTTTAACTTATTATATAGGTGGTATAACTGCAGGAAATTTAGCTGGTGCAACTACAATTCCAAGAACTAATCAAACTAATCTTCAATTTGTAAACTTTGAATCTACAGGTGGTTCAAATGGTACTCTTTACTTTGTTGATGGACAAAATAAAATAGGTGAATTTTATATACATGATGATGGTACTTATCATTTTGAAGAAATAAATAGGTCTGCTCCAGTAGGATGTTCTTTAATAGAACGATATACTGAAAGACTTATAGTATCAGGACAGACAGCAAACCCTAGTATTGTTTATTATAGTGGTAGATTAAAACCTTATGACTTTGAAGAAGCTTCTGCAGGATTTATTGATATAGGAGATATAGTAACAGGCATTAAAGTATTTAGAAATAGCTTAATTATATTTGGTAAAAATAGTATATATGAGTTGACAAGTCTTGATTCTACTCCTATACTTAAGTCTATAACCAAAAATATAGGTTGTGTAAGTGGAAATTCAATTCAGGAGATTGGAGGAGATTTAATCTTCTTAGCCCCTGATGGATTAAGAACAATTGCTGGTACAGCTAGAATTGACGATGTTGAAATTGGTTCTATTAGTAGAAAAATTTTACCATTAGTAAATGATATAATTAATAACTTTGCTAATTATACTATTTCAAGTATGGTTATTAGAGAAAGAAGTCAGTACAGATTATTTTATTATCAAACTGGTCAAGCAGCTTCTGGACAAAAAGGAATTATAGGAACATTTAAATATGATTCACAAGGTGTACCTGGATTTGAATGGAGTCAAACTAAAGGTTTACCTGTAAAGTTTTGTACTTCTGATGTTCGTAACGATGGTACAGAAGTTCTTCATCATACCGATGAAACAGGTTTTGTTTATAAGCATGATACTGGTAATAGTTTTAATGGTGCGAATGTAGTAGCAGAATTTCAAACACCAGATATGGATTATGGTGATAATGGTTTAAGAAAAAGTTTATATAAAGTTAAAGCTAATATTGAACCTGAAGGAACACAGAACGATTTAAAATTAAAAATTAGATATGATTTTGAAAGTTCAGAAGTTCCACAACCAGGAAACTTTGCAGTAGGAAATTTAAGTTCAGCTTCAGTATTTGGTACAGCAATATTTGGTACAGCGATATTTGGAGCAACAACTTTACCAAGTAAAAGTGTATTAGTAACAGGAAGTGGTTTTTCTAATAACTTTAAATTTTTTAGTGAGGACATAAATGCTCCTTACTCAGTAAACGGAATGTTTGTTTCATTCATAGCAGGAGGAAGAAGATAAATTATGGCAGGATATATTAGACAAAGTTCAATTAGTAATGGTGATATAGTTACAGCAACAGTATTTAATAATGAATATGATGCATTAGCTGCAGCATTTAGTAATTCTTCAGGACACAAGCATGATGGTACTGCAGCAGAAGGTCCAGTCATTGCATTAATTGGTGATGCAGGATTATCAACTCCTTTAAACAAAATTCAAATAGATACAACTAATGATGAAATTGGTTTCTATGTTGATGTAGCAGCATCATCAGTAGAACAATTTAAAGTATTAGATGGTGGGATTGTTCCTATTATTACTAATGATATTGATTTAGGTACAAGTTCTTTACAATTTAAAGATGCATACTTTGATGGTAATGTAACTTTAGATGGTTTAACTATTGGTTCAGCAACATCTATTACAGATGTAGATACAGATTTAACTTCAGTATCAGCTAGTGATGATACAGTAGCTAGTGCTAAAGCAATTAAAACTTATGTTGATGCACAAGTAGGTGGAGCAGATTTAGATTTTTCTGGTAATACTGGTGGTTCTCAATCAATTGATTTAGATGCACAAACATTATCATTAACTGGTGGAACTGGTATTGATACTACTGGCTCTGCACAGACAATGACTTTTGCAATTGATACAGCAGTCGTTGTAGATAAAACAACAGTACAAACTTTAACAAATAAAACTTTAACTACTCCAACAATTGCTTCAATTACAAATGGTGGAACAGTTACAATTCCTTCTGGAACAGATACTTTAGTTGCAAAAACTTCTACAGATATTCTTACAAATAAAACTTTAACAAGCCCAGTTATTAATACAGCGATTAGTGGTACAGCATTTTTAGATGAAGATAATATGTCATCTAACTCTGCTACTAAAGTTGCATCTCAACAATCTATTAAAACATATGTTGATACTCAAGTAGCAACTATACCAACTGGAGATATTACTTCAGTAGTTGCTGGTAGTGGTATGACAGGTGGTGCTACAACAGGTGTAGCAACATTAAATGTTATTGGTGGTACAGGTATTACAGCTAATGCAGATAATATTACTATTGATGGAACTGTTGCTACATTAGATGGTATTCAAACTTTAACTAATAAATCTGGTAACATTTCACAATGGACAAATGATTCAGGTTATTTAACTGCAGAAACAGATAGTCAAACATTAAGTTTTTCAACACCAACTTTAACAATTAGTAATGGTAATAATGTAAACTTAAGTACATTAACAACTGGTTTAATTACAGCAAGTTCAACTGATACATTTACTAATAAAACTATAGATGCAGATGGTACTGGTAACTCAATTACTAATATTGAAGATGCTAATATTAAAGCAGCAGCAGCTATTGATGCAACTAAAATTGCAGATGGTTCAGTTACAAGTGCAGAATTTCAATACATTAATACTCTATCATCTAATGCTCAAACACAGATAGATAGTAAACAAGCTACAATAGATTCAAGTGCTAGATTAAATGCTAATCTAGTAGGAGATGGTTCAGTAGATAATACTGAATTTGGTTACATCAATGGTGTAACTTCAGCAATACAAACTCAAATTAATACAGCTAATGCTGATATAGCTACTAAAGCTTCAGCAGGATTTGCTGTTGCAATGGCAATTGCTTTATAATAAGTTGTTGACAAAGTAATATAAAAATGGTATAATTAGGATAATTCTATGGCACAAGATTTCGAAAGATATTTACAACAAGACATTTCAAACTCATCAGGTTCAGCAACTGTTTTAAGAACAGCAGCAGATTCAGATGATGCAATCATTGGTATTAGATGTGCAAACACTTCTGGTACTGCTGTGAATGTATCTGTCTATGTTAAAAATGGAACTGACACATATTTTATTATTAAAGATGCACCTATCCCTACTGGTGGTTCTTTAGAATTAATAGATGGTGGTTCTAAAGTCGTTTTACAAACTGGTGATTCAGTTGAAGCTTATGCTTCTGCTGCAACTTCTGTTGATATAATTACAAGTGTTGTAGATACTATCTCAGCATAATAAATAAGGAAACAATTAAGTATGGCATATGTCGGTAAAGCTCCTGCTAACGCAGCCTTAACAGCAGCAGATTTAGAAAATGGTATTGTCACAGCAGACAAACTAGCTACTAATGCTGTTACTGAAGTTAAAGTAAATGCAGATGCTATCACAAATGCTAAAACAGAATTTACACCTGGACTAACTATTAAAGGTGATGGTTCTTCAGCAGATGGAAAATTAATTCTTAACTGTTCACAAAATTCTCATGGAGTTTCTATAGCTGGACCTGCACATTCTGCAGGACAAAGTTATAATTTAGTTTTACCAACATCAGTTGGAACAAGTGGACAAGTACTTGCTACTAATGGTAATGCAAATAATCAATTAAGTTGGGTATCTGCACAAGAAACTAAACCTACAGTTGCTAATGTATCTCAAACAATTGCTCCAGCAACAGCTACAACAATAAATATTACTGGTACAAACTTTGTATCAATACCTCAAGTTGAGTTTATTAAAACAGATGGTGCAGTAACAGTTGCTAATACAATTTCATTTACAAATTCAACTACACTTTCAGTTAATGTAACTTTAGCTACAGGAAACTATTATGTTAGAGTAGAAAATCCAGATGGTAATGCAGGAAGAAGTACAAATAATATTATTACAGCTTCAACAGCACCTACATGGTCAACTGCTTCAGGTTCTTTAGGAAGTGTTGCAGGAGATTTTTCTGGTACAGTTACAACAGTTGCAGGTAGTTCAGATTCTACAGTAGCTTATTCAGAAACTACATCAGTATTAACAAATGCTGCACAAGCAAATTGTTCATTAGATAGTTCAACAGGTGTAATCACAACAACAGATTTCGGTGGTAGTTCAACTACTGCTACTACATATAATTTTACTTTAAGATTAACAGACGCAGAAGGACAAACATCAGATAGAAGTTTCTCACTTACATCTTCTTATGGTGCAACAGGTGGGGGACAATTTAACTAATGGATAACATTTTCAAATCATTAATCAATAACTCAAGCAAGGAGATTTGCTAATGGCTAATACATATTTAACAAGAACACCAGCAACACCTACTTTAAGCACTAAATTCACTTTTTCAGCTTGGATTAAAAGGTCTTTTATAGGAAATGCAGATAATACTTTAATTGCAAAATGGTCATCAGGTGCTAATAGAGGACACATTAATTTTTCTGATACACCAGACGACAGTTTACAAATATTTGAACAAGTAAGTAGTTCTACTACAGCTTATTTGCTAACAAATAGATTATTTAGAGATACTTCTGCTTGGTATCATATAGTTTTTGAAGCAGATAGTACACAAGCTACAGCATCAGATAGATTAAAATTATATGTTAATGGAGTTCAAGAAACATCATTTAGTACAGCAACTTATCCTTCCCAAAACTATAACTGGCAACTTCAAGCTTTAACAAATAATTTTGAAATTGGAGGTTTAAATGCTGGAAGTTCTTTATTTAATGGTTCAATGTC